GGTCGTTGGAGAAGGAGCTCTCCAAACACAGGTTCACATATAGTCAACCTGTTCTTTTGCAACATGGTGGGGCAGATGGTGCGAGATCGCTTATAGAAGCGTACTTTGCATCCCACAAGTGATTTTAATTCGCTAAACTTCACATTCAGGACACTGAATGTAAGCGAGGGCAAGGAAAGAATTCCTAAATAATTATTATCATAAGCTAAATGTCGTCATCGCACGATTTAACATCTGAATTAAAACAAATACAAAAACAAATTATATAGCTTTAATTTATTTTACACATTTACAATAAACAATCTAGTTTCAATCAAAAACAAAATACAAAATTTTAAACTTCTCAGAATGGCAAGAAAACAATAAAACAACAATAACAACCGGGTAACGACAATGTTGCCCGCAGCGCGTGGTTAAGTATCGCGCAATACCATGCCCAGGATGATGGGAGGGTAGTCTTCCACGATCGTCAAACATCGTGAGTTGATTGCTAATCCTACACATGCTACAGCGTTCGATTAGATTCAGTTAGCAATTAACCCTGGGTATCAAGCATCATTTCCGTGGCTTGGCAAAGTTGCTGGTGCTTATGAGTTGTACAGATTCAGGAAATTATCCTTTGAGTATGTACCGTAAGTCGCCACTTCAGTCAGTGGAACCGCTGGCATGTATTTCGACTTCGACCCTACAGATGGCGTTGCCAATGATATTATACAGTTTTCGAACATGTATTAATCTAAGGTTTCACAAATCTGGTAAGGTTTTAAAATTGATGTCGACTGCCCAGCTAAGATGCTTTTTACTAGAAATGGTACACCTCTCGATGATCTCAAACTGTATGATGTTGGAACGTTTAATTTCTTCATCCAAACACCTTTTGCAGGTACCGGTTTGTTTTATATCGACTATGAGGTTGAGTTGTTTAAACCACACAATCATCTCGATACAACTTTGTATGCAGATGATATTGGCTTCGCACGATGGGGCAATGCTTCAGCCGGAGTAGTGCCCACTGCCACACCTGGTGTCAAAGATAATAAACTTATCTGGGGCGAAGGTGGTGATGCTGGAAAATTTTAAGTACCCATTGATGGTACTTATTAGGTCGAAGCCAATTGTGTCACACCAAACGGTTCAGCTATCAATCAGATCTGTGGAGTTGCCAGAACTGGTTTGATATCAACGGCGGCTAATACACTCACCAATGTTAGTGCAATCATAGGATTGGTTAAAGACATTTGGTATGCGCCGTTCCAACTAACTGCAGGTGTTATAGGTGCCAATTCTACATTTGAAGCACGTTTGCTGTCAGCATGATGACAGTTCCATTTGAAAACTAGATCGCGAACAACACCGAGTTTTTGTTTGTTGTGTGGTTTTATTATTATGTATTTATCCAAGTTAAGTACTGGTACATCAACGTGATGCTTGTGGTGAATTTCTTCACGAGTTATTTAGAATATGGGACATTGGATCCACAAGTTTTCTTCACGTTGATGGTGTCAGAGCGTCGGGACTCAGAAGAGCGGGCTTTATAATAGCTCTTCCCGCGGACGTAATACCAAT